ACCTTTTGCCTCTTCTTTATTTACTTCTATTTGTGCTTTAGCAATTTCGTGAATATGCTTTTGCGACATAGTAGCAAGTTCATGTGCAATTTGTTGTTTTACATCTGCATCTGGTATGAACTTATCTAGTATTTTTGTTACTGGTTGTATTAGCTTTTCTATCATTTTTACTTTGTTTTATTAATTGATCTAACTTTGCAAAAGAATTTACAGTTAGCTTTTTAGGTTTTTGCTTTTTGGTTTTCATTTAGTGATTTTAAAAATAGTTTATTGGCGTGTCGTTGAAACGACCATGCTAAAAATTTATTTAATAATCTTTCAAACACCTACTTCTTTTTCCAGCCCTTCTTCATATTGGCGTATGCTTTTTTGGATATAGTAGATTTCTTTTTACTTCTACTTGTACCAGCTTTTTTTCTTTTATTTATATTTCTAACTAAAGACATATTATCTCCTTACCATTTTTTGCAAGACCAATATCTTGCTGTTAATTTACTTGGGGGGTTAGTGTCGCATTTGTGCCTAGCACGAAACGACTTCCTTCTTTTTGGCTGATCTTTTTTTATCTTCATGTTGGGATCACCGAAACGTATAAGTTTTATAGTGCTACCAACTTTAGCCAAAACTGCAAATTTTTTTCTTTTTCCGGGTGTACGTTTAGGTTTGTTATAACCAGCAAATCTTTCACCTCTATATGTTATCGCCATTTAATGTATCCATGTTTCACGGGAGGATATGAGTTCTGAATCTTCTGGTATTTGTAAAAATACTAAAGCAACTCTTTTTGCTTCCTCTAAGTTTTTAGCTTTAATGTCTGAACCAACGTAAATGTAATCTCCGTCAAGAAATTCAAGATCGTATAATTTATACCCCTGAGTTTCCACTTCCATTGGTAAACATTCCCTGAGACTGAGCTTTAGCTATTTGTCTCATAGCTTCTCTATCTCTTTCCATAATTGCATTAATTTCTGCTACGTTTACTTGTGCGCCATACTTAGCTTGAAGTTCAGCAATTTTTAGTTTCATATCTGCTTCAGCTTCATCTCTTTGTCTATCATCTTCCATGATGATTTTCATTCTATCTGTTTCTGCATCTATGATAGCTTTTTGTCCTAAGTTTTGAGCTTTTATAGCTTCTGCTTGTGCCAACATTTCTTCTGGTGATGGTTTAGCATCTTGTGGTTGTTGTGGTGGCATTGGCGGAACTTGTGTGTTTACAAATGATTGAGCATCTTTGAAACCAGCCATTTCAATCATTTTGGTTAATGTGTTTGCATATTGCTGTAAATCAACCAATGGATTTTGTGGGCCAAGTAATTGCATAATTTGTTCTTGCTTTTGTGCTATTGATGTAAGCACTTGGAACTTTTCTTGGTCGCTTGATTTTGAAATAGCTACATTAATTGAGATGTCTTTGTCTGTATCCCAATATCTTGGATCAACGGGTACGAACTCATTGTTGAGTCTCATTACGTCTGGTTGTTCTTGGTGTTTAATAACTAGAGCATTTACTAGCTTAAATAAATCTTTCATACCATCTGCAAAGTGTCTACAAATAAGTTCTACTCTACCTTGTGCGCCAGACATAGTTGCTGATACAGCTTGGGCTGTAGAACTTTGTAATGCATCTGCATTTAGTCCAGCACTAGCCTTTGATACGCCAGTTCTATTTTCTTTTGCCTCGTCTAAATATCCTAAAACTGGGAAAGCTTCTTTACCAACAAAAGGTACTGCAAAGGGTTGTACCATTCCGGGCGCTCTCATTCTGATTGGTTGTCCTATATCTGTGTTAAGAACATCATCAATATTGACTTGTCCCTCTACTATACCCATTCGTGGGAAGATGGCGTGACCTAGACTATCAAGTGTATCTCGCATGATCTGAGATTTCGCTGCTTGAATAGGCATCAAGTAATCGGCTGGGCATGAGCCAATGGAGGTGTGAGGCTCTGGATCGGGACAGAAGAGTGTAATAGGTAAATCATCCCATGAGGTTGCATTAACGATGTTTAATCCATTTCCAACTGTGCATACTCTAATCCTTTCATCTATGCCATCACCATCTAAATCATAAAAAATGTAGTGTTCTACATATAAAACGTTTTTACTGTTATTGTCTGCTCTATCTACCCCTGAAAAATTAGCGTAAGGATTTCTTGCTTGTTCTTCATCGTAGCTTTCTGCATCAACATAATTTCCTGAACCAGCATATTGTTCCATTTCATCTTTGTCGTATCCCATAGCAACTAAATCGCTAATAGTTTTAACCATACGATGTGCAACATAAGGAGATGATTCTAAATCTCTTGCGTTTCTTGAAATTAAAATTTCTTCGGGTGGTACTGCTTCGATTACCACTTGGTCTTTTGGTTTAATTCTTCTTATAGTTACATCGTAACTTGCTGGTGTTTCTTGTGTTACTTCTTCGCCTGTTTCTGGATCAACCAAACTTATGCTTTGCATTTCGATAGATTGTTTGATGACCTCTACATTTGGATCAAGAATTAATGCTTGGTAACTTTCTGGTGTTATGTTTGTGTATTCGTGGGTTGATGCTGTAATAGAATCATCCCAGTATGCTTTTACAAAACCTGTTTTTCTAATAAGTGCATCTTTAAATGCATCGTATAAAACTTTAAATCCTGAATTTTTTTGTTGGATAACGTAGTTAATGTATTCTGTTTGCTGTTTTGCAAATGGTATATCTTCTGGATTTTTAGGAACAAACTCTACTACTTTGTTAGTACCAAAAAAAGTACGCATGATTGATGGAAGCATAAAGAGTACGCTATCTCTTACATCGGTTGATACATATTCTGATTGTAGTTGGCTTTGTCCGTCTGGCTCACTACCTAAATAATATTCAGTAGCTTCTGCTCTTTGTTCGCCTATTTGGTCTATGAAATCTTTAGCATCATCCATCTCACTTTTGAGACAACCTTGTAGTTTCTCAACATCGTAAGACTCTTCTTGTGCTAAACCATCTTCGTAAATAGCTTCTTTATCTTCTTTCATAAAAATTAACCTACTCTAAATATTTTTGATTTTAAGGGTTTCTTGAAATTATACCCTAAAAAGTTCTCTCCTCCACTAAAACTTGCAGCACTACTCGCCATGGTTAATGCAAGTGCATCTGCTTTATCTGGTGACTTGATTCCTCTTTTTTTCATTTCATCTTTGGACTCTATTTTTATTTTTCCAGTTGAGGTATATTTGTATGAAGGTGCAGCTAATTCTGCAACAAGCTCGTCATCATTAGGAAGTCGGCAGTTACGCTGCACCAACCAATCTTTTACAGCGAACCAAAGTTCTGCTCTAAGGTTCAAGTAATTTTTTCTTGTCGATGGTGCTTCCGCTACATTGATACCTCTTACTGGTAAATTTTGTTCAGCCAATCTATCTACAACTCCCGCACCTAGACCAATTACATCTACTAATATTTCTTGCGGAGTTTCTAATGCAGTCGCATCGTCATACAAATTTTTAATTGCACCGCATAATTGCATTAAATCCATCGATTTAAAAGTCTTAATTTCAAAGACAGTATTTCCTTGTCTTATACATAGTGCAGAATTGTCACCACCAAAACGTGCAACATCTAATCCCCATATAATTGGTTCACTAGCTGTTAAAGATACATCTCTATCAATGGCTGTTCTTGCTAAATCTATTGGTATAACTGCATCATCATCTGCTTTTGGAAACTCACCCAGAACTTCTACTCTTGCTACTGTTGAATCTTCACCATATTGTTCAATCATAGATTGAAAAAGATTTTGGTCAGTTCCTTCTACTGTTCTTGAATCTATTTGTTCTAAGTTCCAAAACTTACGTTTAGAGGTAAAGCTTTCATAGAATGGGCCTGTGTTTCTTCTTGGGTTAGAGAAAGTAAACCAAAAACGATTTTCAGTTGGCTCGGAGAAGAAGCCCTCGGATACAGAATATATAGGAGCTGGAATACCTGATGCTTCATCCATTATTAGGCATACGCCATAGTTAGAATGGATACCTGCAAACGCATCTGGATTTTCTTCACTCCAAAGCTGTGCTTGTGCATAGTAATAACCTGTATCGATTTTTAAGTCTCGTTTGAGAGCTTCTTCAAACCAAGATTCTGGTTTTATTGCTGTTGCTGTTTTTGTGTACCAATGATTGTTAATTGCTAGAGTTAGCCACTTACCTAATTCAGCCCATGTTCTTGAACGCAGCTGTTGTTCGGTGTTTGCAGTTACGATTATGGTTGAACCAAGTCTTGTTGATAGCATCCATAGTATGAGCCATGAAACTAATGCTGATTTACCAATACCACGACCTGATGCTACTGCTAGTCTAAACATCTCTGGATCAACTTTGCCATTGTTCCTTGCGATGTGTGTTGTCATTTTTTTTAAAATTTTTTCTTGCCACTTCCTTGGGCCTGTAAATTCGGCAAGGGGGGTGTCCTCTTGTCCCCATGGGAAGATAAACTTTACAAAGTTGTAGGGATCATCTTTGATATAAGGCGACCATATCTCAGTCATCAAAGCTTGTTCTTGTTCTGCTCCGTACTTCATAGGTTAATAAGAACCAGATACAAACCTAGGTTGAACACAATACCTAATGCGAATATCTTAGCTACCTCGTTTCTTATGTCTTTCATGTTTCTCCAAAAAATAAAAAAAAATTATCTCATACGTTATACGCATACTACCCCCGCCAAAAAATGATCGGGGGGGTATGAGCATTTTTTTTACAAGGAGCATTTTTTTATGCTTTTTGCTCACGGGCAATCCCGATCTGGTCAACTTTTTGGGGTAGAGGGTAACAGCTGACCGCCCTAAATTATTTGTTATCTTTTTTAATCTGGTTAATTACCTTATTGCTCATGTCCTTAGACGTTGTATCTAAAGCGTTTATAATCTTTGGCTCTTTTCTATCTGTCATATATCCGCCGATCCTATCCTTTGCACCTGTTAAAACGTCATTTAAGTTAATTGTTGCATGAACTGTTTCTTGTCTGTCTTTCCAATTCTTTGGATCTTGATTTTTTAAGTAAAATATCTGGGCTGTAACGTTTCCGTCTGTCGCTGATGTAAATAAACTGTTTGTTACTGTTGCGAGTCCTTTTGCTTGTCCTCTTTTTAAAGCATCCTCAAATTCAGCAGAACGCTTTCTGTTGCGGTCTATGGTATCCCATGAAACGCCTAAAGCACGAGCAATCTGGGTAGTTCCTAAACCTCTTGATGCTAAGTTTTCAACTTGCTCTAAATCTAAATTAATTCTCTTTCTACCAACTTTTTTAATTGGTTTTTTATCTTTTTTTAATGTTTTTTGCTCCATTTTTATATTTTTTTTCTACCTCTTAGCCCTTTATTTTACAGCATTCTTAAAAAAAACCCTATGCTTTTTGTGTTCTGGGTATTGCACAAATTAGTAAATTCATGAGACAATACGGACATTAACGAAAACAATTTATCTTTAGGAGGATAAACAAAATGAGTAAATTACATCATACAAAGTACAAAGAAAATTATAAAAACTATATTCTTGATTGTTTAGATAGTGAAGATGATTTGATAGGTAAGAACTTACCAAGACAAGAAAAAATCAAATATCTATTTAATAGGTTTAATTCTGAATATGATATTGATATAGAGAGAAAAGGCAAACATAAAGCAATGACTGATTGGCTAAGCGGTTTGGCTCTTAATATTCCTTATTATCATTTTGACATTATAGAACTAGCAAAAGAAATGGGATCAATAGATGAAAATTCAGACGATGCTGTAGAAGATAGAGTTATAGAAAATTACTTTTCTTTTATGGCTAACATGGTTCTTTTATTAGAAGATGAAATAAAAGAGGTGGCGTAATGAAAATAACTATAAATATAAATACAGATAATTCAGCTTTCTGGAATCATTGTGAAGATTCGGAAAATCCGACATTTGAATATTCAGAGGTCGAGAGAATACTAAAAAACATATTACCAAGAATTGAAATAAGCGATTATGGTAAATCAAACGATATTAACGGGAATACAGTTGCATCATTTACTGTAGAGAGGGATAACCAATGAAACTAATAATTACAAATAAAAACAAACAGGGTGCAGTCGTACACATAACCAACGACAAGCAAAGGATAGAAGCAATTAAACAAAGAGCCAAAAGCAAAGGCGATAAAGTAGAGGTACAACAATGAAATGTGAATATTGTGATGGAAGAGGTAAGTATTCTTTAGAGGAAGGTTACCAAAGAGAAGATAATAAAATAGAGTGTCACGAATGTTTAGGTACGGGAGAGGAGCAAATATGAGTATATACGATGAATTAACATTTAATTTTGATAAGGACTTAAATAATAAAAATATAACTATTAACGCATTACATGACTTGTTGCATGAGTTCTCTATAAGTAGTTTAAGAACAAAAGAGATACAAATTAAACACTATGTCGAAGATCTTTTACACACTAAGAGAGAGGGAAACCATGAATATTAGATTAATAGCTAAAGATACACATACGCTAACAAAAGTAATTGATACAGAAGATTATCCAAACACAGATATTGATACTCTAATTGATGTTGAAGATAACGAA